TTACTCATTTATTCTTTCAATAGTTTCTATTATGTCTACTGTTAAAAACTCTTTTGGTATATCTAACTCTGTATATAAAGTTCCAGGATACTCATCCTTTTTAAGCATTACATCAAATTTTTCAATTGTATATGCAGCTTCATCAAGTAATAAGCCTCCAATCAATTTAATCCCCTTGTCATTTAACTGCAATAATTTATAATTTTCATGGGCTCCAATTACTTCTTCACCAACAATAATAAATTCATTTAATCCATTGTCTTTACCTACTATATCCCATAGTCTATTCTTTTCATTTATTTCACATAATTTAAAATTCAACTTCATTTACTCATCTTCCACCTTTCCCATGTAGGCAAGAATAGTAACCATAGAATTTATTGCAGTATCAATGTGTTGTCCTATTTCTCTAGAATCTTTTGCCCCTTGCGCCATATTCATTCCATTACCTTTAAGAACCATTTGTTGTAATATAGGTTTTAACTGTGTCAACCCACTAATTGATTCCTCTAATTCCTCTTCACTTAACTTAATAACTTTCATATCTTACACCTCATTTATAATTCAATAACCTTTCTATTCTTAAAGTTCTCTTCAATGCCTAGAATTTTAACATTAGACATTGTTCTTTGCTGCTTACCCCACTTCTTAAATCTACTTACTGCATCATTTTCATTAAACCCTTTAATAGTTCTTTTCTGCTCTCTATAATGTCCTTTCTTAGTTTCATATGAAAATGTAATCTTAAATTCAAATACATCTAATCTAATAGGTATTCTTTTTATTAGTTCCATAGATGGAATCACCTCTTCATTCTCTTGTTATGCTCTAAATTTCTTCAATCTGTCGCATATACTTAACTGAGTTTTATTGAGAGCTATTGCTATTGCATTACTGTCATATCCTTTGTTGTACAGTTCTATCATTTTCTTGTTATCTTCATCTGTCCACTTTATATGACTATCTCTTGGTACCGGTCTATAGGGTACTCCTAAATCATATAACCTTCTTTTAACTGCTCCTTCTGTTCTATTTAACTCCTTAGCTATATCTGCATAGGTGTATCTATTAGCCTTGCACATATAAACTAATGTATTATCATGTTCCTTGGTCCAGTTCCTGTTATGTGCTCTTTTGGAAGGGTTCTTCATATCTGCTTTCCTTTTTTCATCTACCCATTTAGGTTCTGCTCCTAAAGCCCCCTTTTCAAATCTAGCAAAACTTAGCAATTGTTTATTCTCTTCTGTCCATTTCCAAAACTCTTCTAAATCCACTACTTTGTATTTCACCTTTATAGATGTCCTATATTTTATTGGAAACCCTTTTTTCTTTAACCTTTCAATTAAATAATTGCATCCATTATTAAATCCTAATGCAATCATTAATGAATTTAGAGTTACATAGTCACCTTGATGAATATGTCTACCTAGTTTCATTCTGACTGATTTATTTCTAATTGCTTCTACACTTCTATTTAATTTCTTAGCTATACCAGGTATAGTCATATATCCCCAGTTATCTTCTAGAAACTCTATTTCTTTATCAGTCCAATTTTTAGCACCCACCGTGAATTACCTCCTAAACATATTTTTCTTATTTAGAAATTGTTTAGTTTTCTCAATACTATCTTTTTCTTCTTTAGTAAGTTCACTAAGGTTTACTGCATATGGACAATTACTTTCTTCACCACAGTAAGGTACCATTATGTCATCTAGCATCTTATAGATACTGCAATCCTTATAATCTTTTGTGCATCCTACACAATTAACCTCAACTATAACTTCTAATGTATCCTCTAATTTCTCTCTTTCGATAACTGCATATTTTAAGTTATCTTTCATATCTCTCATTACTTTCTTTAATGTATAATCATCTAGTAATTTATAATCAAATTTCATTAGCTGCTTCTTCAACTTCTCATTTTCATGATCATTTAAGTTTTCTTCGATTTCATAGCAGAACTTACTTAAATATGTTTTTACCAACTTAATATTCTTTTTCATTGAAGGTGTCATCATTCCACGTCTTTCCCACTCTGTCCATACATCACTAGTTATTTGCCCACTTAAATTTCTTTCTCCATTTATCATTTGAATAAATGCTTTAGCAACCATGTAGAAATTTTTCTCTTCACTACCTAAGTACTCTCTTTTAAAATTACTCAATTCCTTTCACCTTCCTTAGCATTATTAGTTCAACATCATCTAGTATCTGTTTACCCTTACTGTTGCTTATTCCATTATTCTTAAATGCTTCTATCAAGCAATCTGAAAACATATTTTTAAAGAACGTACATTGCCTATCAACTTCTATGTTGATGTAATCCTTATTTACCTCATTTTTAAGCCTGTCAAATTGGTCTGTAGATAGTTTTTTATTCATTAACTTTTGCTGCTTCCTTCTTTCAGCTCTTCCCATGTCTATTCCCCTTTCTTATATTTAATTGGTAGGAGTGAGTTTTACCTCACCCCTATACTTTTAAAATGGCATGTCCTCCCCATCCTCTATAGGTACCATATCCGGATTATTATTCTCATGAATTGCACCTGAAGATTTATTATCTAAGAATTTAACTTCATCAGCTACAACCTCAGTAACATATCTTCTTCCACCATCTTTAGCTTCATAGGACCTGGTTTCAATTCTTCCAGCTACACTAATTTGACTACCTTTTCTCATATAATTAGCTGTACTCTCTGCTATCTTTCCCCATACCACTATTGGAATAAAGTCTGCATCAGGTTGTCCTTCTTTTTTAAATCTTCTATTTACTGCTAGGGTAAATGTTGCTACTGCAGTTCCTGTCCCTTGGGTAAACTTTAATTCCGGATCCTTAGTCATACGGCCTATTAAAACTACTTTATTGATAAGTCATCACTCCTTTAAACTGCTTTCCATCCTCATATCCTATTTTCTAATCTTTCTCTTAGGCATAGTTCTTATATCTTCAATGCATGCTTCACATATCTTAGTTCCTATATAGTCCTCTAAGTTTTCTTCGTTTCCACATAAAGCACATTTTATTTGATGCTTTTTAAGCACTATAGCATCTCCATCTGTATATACCTCCATTGGAGTTCCTTCCTGGATATCAAAAATATTTCTAAGCTCCTTTGGTAATACTATTCTTCCAAGTTGATCTATCTTTCTAACTATTCCTGTTGATTTCATTTATTTATCCCCTCTCTCCAATAAATTTGCGCTTATATATATTCCTCTTTTTTCATGCCATACTAAATCTATAGGGCTTCCGCACTCTTTACATGTAACTTCTTTAAGTCCATTAGATACGTAAAAATTAGCATTGGTACTGCAGTTAGGACAATTATATTTAGCATGATTAATTTCTCTAATCTGAGGAAGTTCTTCACCGCATTCTCTACAGATTAATGAATGTTCCTTATGAATTAACTCTCTATTTTTCATGAAAAGTGTTGGTACTGCAACATGTCCACATTTTTCACATTTAATCATTACTAAATTCTTTTTAACATCTCCACCTTTGTATATTTCACCTCTAATGGCTGGTGCATCTAGTGTCACTGGTGTATCTACACTCACTATTAAAGGTTCTGGTTTAGATATTGGTATTGACTCTTCCTCAATACTTTTTCCAGTTTCCTCTGCAACTTTTTTAAATCTTTCTTGAAAACTTTCTTTACTGCTGGTTGATAATCTATCTATTAATTTATCTAATCCCTCAGTTACTTTACATGTCTCTACATCAATGTTTCTAATAAGAATTTCTGCTAATTGTTTATATAGCTGATTAGCTTTACCTACAGGCAATTCTGCATAAACCTTTGATTTTCTATCTAGAGCTATTGATATTTTCATAATTAAATCCCCTCTCTACATCTGATATTCTTTAAATCCTTTAACTGTACAATGATGAATTGATATGTCTCCATTATCTAAGTTTTCTTCTATTTCAAATTGAAGTTGCACTTCTTTGAAGTTATCTATTGTAACAGTAGCAATCGTAGCAATTGGTGTGCCATCGTAGTAAAATTGTAAAACCCACTCCCCAGTGTCCTCTAATGTATAAGCTTCAAGACTTGTTGCACTAGTTGTATTAATTAAATCTGTACAAATAAACACACCAACTTCATCATTAAGTTGTTTAGTTTTAAACAGTTTATTAATTGCTGCTACATTCCCCTCAACATTTATTTCATCAAAACAATCTCTGAATACGAATGTTTTAGTATAATTACTCCACATTTAAGCTTCCTCCTTAAAACACATTTGATTATTAGTTTCTTGTACTTCCCTTAGTAATGAACCTTGTAAACTTAGATTACTTACATATTTAATAGCTTTGTCTAAATCTTTTCTTAAAATATTGTGATATGCAGTTACATTAAAGTACGATTTTAGGCTATTCCATACAAAGCTATAAACTTTTCTTCTAAGTGCTTTATTCATATATGATGCACTTTCATTTCCACAACATAATTTTTTTACTGTTAATCCAACAGCTAATTGAATATTACAAGCTTGGCCATGATCTATTGTCATTGTATTTTCTAAATTATCTACTCTTACAACGACTCCATCTATCTTTTGGTCTTGCTCTTCCAAAATTTGAAGTTGCAACTTTAACTGTTCTTTTGGGGTTAACATCTTTTTAGTTTCTTCTTCAATGTACCCTTTCATTTCTTCGAACCTATCCATGTATCTGTCTGTGAATAAATTCCCTTTAGTTCCGGTTGTCTTATTTGCAAGGAACTCGCAACCTCTTTTAGTGATCTGAAATTCTCTATAAGACTTGTTATTGCCTTCAACCCTGTAAGTATCCTCTACCCAATATTTAGAAAATCCAATTTTGGCTTTTCTGAAATCCTCATTAATATCATCAATCTTTCTTAATAACTTTGAATGTTCTACTTCCATCATGTCAGCTACTTCTCTACTACTTAGTTTATTTTCTAATTTATTCATAACTAAATTACCTCCGTAGATCTCATTTCACTCATCAACTTAAATGTTCCAACTACCCATGAAGCCTTATTTTGAATATCTTTTAGTTTCTCAATGAAATCACTTTCTGTAGTATCTAAACTAACCAACTCTTCTAAAAAACTTTGTATATTCTCCAAATACCCGAATGTATTATTTAGAGTAAAATCCTTATCACTTTCAAGAAGTTTAATCTTTTTATTAGCTTCATCTAACTTCTCTCTAAGTGCTACAGTTGCCCTTGCTATAACTTTCATTCTTTCTTTAAGAGCTGCTTTCTCTTCTCTTAATCTAAATATTTCCATTGAAGCAATTTGCATATCATCAGGCCCTTTTACTAGAGAAACCATAATATCTATAGTCTTTGGATTAACTTGATTCTTCTTTAGTTCATTTTCTAAATTTATATTTTCCACAATTCCATCCCCCTATTTTTAATCTAATATTTCTTTTAGAATTTTTGTTTTTTCTTTGCCTTTTTCTTGTCTTATGCTCTTCCATGTATTTTCGACTGGTGTACACATTTCTAATATTCTGTCATAAGTTCTCTTGCCATACCTTTTCTCTATATCATTTAAGCTAAGATTTATAGTTATTATCGTTGGTAACTCATTCCTATAGCGAGAATCTATAATGTTGTATATCTGAGTTCTGCTCCATGATGTATCTTGCTCCGTACCTAAGTCATCTAGTATTAAAAGTTCTGCATTGGCTAAACTTCTTAGAATTGTTTGTTCTCCTTCGGTACCCCATTTGTTGTATGTTTCTTTTATCCTGTCTAGTAAAGCATTTATACCAACACATATAACTGGAATTCCCTTTTGCAATAAACTATTTGCAATACAAGCTGAAGCATAAGTTTTACCATTACCAGGCATTCCATATATTATTAATCCAACATTATTTTCTTTTAACTCTGAGAATTTATAAGAATATTTTGAACAAATTTCATATATCTTTTCATTTGCTTGGGTATGATCCCAATTTTCAAATGTAATATCTTTAAATTTTTTATCCATTAAAGAATTTTTGAAAATAATATCTAATCTTCTCTGCTTATCTTCATTTTCAAATTTAATTCTTTCTTCTTCCAACCTGGCTTTTCTGCATGAACACGCCACTGGAACTTTCCATGGTTTATTTAGAACTGTTATTACTTTTTCTACTGCTTCTCCACAATTTGGACAAGTTTTTAGTTCTTTATTACAATCCGATTCCTTGATTTCGAAGTTCTTCGCCACGATTGTCATTATTTGCTCCATGACTTTTTTCCTCCATAGATTTTGTATCAGTTCCTTCTGCTCTTCTTTTTTCTAATATCCCTTTTAAATATGCATAGCTACGTTTCCCATTGCTATCTGCTATCTCCGCAGCTTTAGCAACTTCTACTGCTGAATAAATTTCTATATCAGCTGCTACTTTCTCCATAGTTATAGGGGACATTGTGATATTACATTTTTCTAAGAATTTAAATACATCAGTATTACTTTTAATTTTTTCGCTTAAAAGACTACTAGTATTAGTATTTGGTTTTTGGTTTTTGGTTTTTGGATTATGGTTTATGGATTCTGGTTTATGGTTTTGTCCGCCTTTCGTCGACGTATCGTTGCACGTATCGTTAGACGTATCGTCTGTCATTGGGGACAAGTAATTTTCTATAAATGCCCTATTTCCTTCATGTTTCATATTCTTAACTATCTCTTGAACAAGGCTAATATCTGATACTTTGGACAAGTCTTTTAAAATACAGTCAAGCATAGGCTTGCCACCTCTATTCAAATTGTACTTGCCATAATTTTTAATACATATTTCTCTAGTCTTGTTATTGTAGATAATAAGTTTGTGAAAATTTATAAACCTATCTAGTATAGAGTTGATAGACTCACTACTGTATCCTAAATCAAAAGCCATCTGCTTTTTAGTTATTCTATAAACACCTATCATATTAGTGTTAGGATTAGTTAGTAAGTATAAGTAAAAATACTTATCTTCAGGTGTCATTTCTTCCATTACTTTTGGGTCCTCCCAAAATTCTGTATAAACTAGTCTGAAAGGCATTAAATTTACCTCCTTAGTTAGCAACTTTTCGTTAAAACTGGCATATACTATTCCTGAGATAATTATTAAAATATACACGTATATGCAGCTGTGTTATAATTTGTGTAGATAGGCATCTTTGCCGAGATACCTATCTGTGAAAATTTTCTTAAGTTCCTGGTAGTAGTCTTTTCGTGGTGGTTAAGGCTACTATCTTTTTTATTAGCAAACATTTTGAATACTTTTAGCTATATCTAAGTAGTTTAGTTTTTCTTTATGTTCCCTCATATAGCTTTCGACCTCTTCCATGCCATTAAAACTTTTAGCTTTTACAGAAGATAATTTATCTTTTTCAATATACATAAGCCATATTTTTCTACTCATATAATCACCTAACTTTCTTTAAGTGGTGTACCTTCAAACATATCTTCTTGAACAACATTTTCATTTACGATATCTGCATTTTCATATTCAGTTGTTGTTTGAATAGGATCTACATCTACATAGCTAAAATTATTTAACTTTTCCTCTTTAGCTTCTGATTTATAATCTAAATCTAGAGCCTTTGCCATTTCAACGCTCTTAGGTGCAAACTTAAGAACATCTATTAATACTGTTTTCTTTGCCATAGAATCAAAGTTTTTTGCCCAAACTGAGTTTTGATTAACTTGGCCTTTGTACATGTAGTTCTTAGAAAAATCTTTTGCATGTTGTTCTACTCTTTCTTTGGACCATACAACAAAGTCAAATCCACCATTTTTCAATTTGTATACTGCATAATAATGAGTTACTTTTTCGCTTGGTACATCTGCAGGTTTATGAACTAAGTTCTTATGAAGTCCATATTCATAACTAAATTCATCACCTTCTCTTACTTCATGCGCATATATTGCTTCATACTCTCCAGTATTAAATGCCATCTTAAGTATGCCTTTGTACCCTACCTGGAAGTTAACTTCAACTATACCTTGTTTATTATTTCTATAAGGTATTACATAAGCTTCACCAAGTACTGTATTGGGTTCTAATCCACATTGAGCACTTTGCATTAATGCACTTAAAAATGTTGTTGTATCAGCTTCCCAAAATACTGGGTTGCCATTAAAAAGACTTAATGCTATTCTTGAAAATCTCTCAGGTGTCATTGCCTTTCCTACTGCTTTTTTAATTTCAGGCAACATTTTTTCTAGTGCATTGCTCATTCTTTTTTGTGGTGTAATTTGTACGTTTTGTCTTTTGTTTTGGCTAGCCATTAAGCCACCATTTGCATTTGCCATTATTCATCTTCCTCCTTTAGACAATCTTTACACTCCTTAATTGATTATTTAACCTTCATGAGACATTTGGTCATATCCATAGCACTCTTTATCTTTGCAATACCAATTAATTTTTTGATTCACAAATGCTTTTCCAGTACATTTATCTCTATCTCTGAAAATAATTTTGCCTTGATGCATTTCTTGCACCTCTCTCTCTTCTCCGCAATAAGCACATCTTACTTTTTCCATAATTCCCTCCTACTTAATTTCTGTTATTCTAAGATTTATATATTCAGTTACCCCATTTACTATTGATTCGTAAGTAACTGGATACTTTTCTTTTAAAAGCTTAAGGTCTGTCTTATCTTTCTTAACTGAAAATCTTGAAATCTTATAACTTCCGTCATAACCTTTCTTTGCATTTCCCATAGCTAAGAATATCTCTTGTTTTGCTTTTTCACGTTCTTGTTCTAGTTCTTTAATTTCTTCTCCTAAATCTTTGTATTTAGATAGAAGTCCTCTTTGTAAACTAATATCTTCATCCCTTAGGTCTTGTTGTTCTGCAATCTGCTCTGTTTCTGTGTGGATTCCTATAGGCTCCGGTGGTATCTTAGGTATTATATTATTCTCCCAAAAACTTTTACCTACATTTCTCAATTCAGTTATATCATCATCATTTCTAGGTACTACTTTCCATTTAATTTCTTTTCCTAGCATATAGATGATTAAGAAGTTTTTTAGTCCTGTAACTCCCATGTAGTGTTGAACTTGTGTATAATACGAATCCGGAACTTCTTCACCTGCCCACATATTTTTAAGGAACTCCGAACCAGTTTTTATTTCTAATCCAAATAACTCATTTGCTTCAATGCTCCAATACTCTCCAGTATCTCTATTCTCTCTATGTCTCCACTCTTTAGATAAGACTCCAATACCATCAATATTAGCTGAGAAGTAAGGTATTTCTTTATCCACCATCATGTATGGATATTCATAAGTTGTTAGCTCAATTTCTGTTTCTTTCTTAAAATCTTCCTGGACCCATTCTCTTATAAGTGGTTCCATTCTATTTCCAAACTGGGTATGGATATTACCCTTGAACTTTTCTACTAATCCTAATTTGTCATTGAATACTGTTAATGGTGATGCATACTTACTAAATCCAGCTATAGCTCCTATTTCTGAACCACCTATAGAATTAGTTCTTTGAGAGAGCCACTTGGTCCTATCTTCACTATCTTCTCTAGTATCAAAAACAACTTCTGCAGATGTAAATAAATCTTTATTTTCTATGAATTTAACTTTACCTTCACCTGTTATCTCTAGTTCCATTAATTATCTCCTCCATTTTTATTTCTTTATTCCTAAAGCTTTTTCTATATCCCACCCAGAATATAATCTATTCTTTAATGTGTGATATGGAATTTTAAACTTTTCTGATGCTTCAGATAATGTATAGGTATTGTTTTTATACTTTATTAAGTGATTTGTACTTCGATTATTGCATTGCTTTTTCTTATCTATCCACTTGCAATTATTAGGTTTATAGTCACCATCATTATTAATTCTCTCTATAGATAACCCTTGCTCATATTTCTGAAACATATCTTCATAAAAGTTATTAAATTTTCTCCACCTAGCACATACTTTTATTCCTCTAGCACCATATCGTTTATATGCCTTACTATTGGGATTGTTACATCTCATAACCATTGAGTTCCACACATTGTAAAATTTGGTTTTAGACATATTATGAGTTCCACATCTATAATCTTCTAAATTCTTAGGTGATTTCTCTTTTACTAAGCAACCACAACTTTTTATAGGTCTTCTCTTATCTGTTAAGTAGATACCTCTAATTATTTTTTCATTACCACACTCACATTTACAATTCCAATAAGTGTATCCATTTTCTGCATGTGAAAAATCTAAAACAGTTAATTTTCCAAATACCTTTCCAGTTAAATCTAACCTTTTACTCATTTATAAATTTCACCTACCCAATTTTTTCAACCTCAATTTCTCCGTTTTCAGTAGAGTAAACTTCGGTTATGAAATATTGATAATCATCATTACACATTTCACTTAGTAATTTCCCTTGCGATTTTTTATCAAGGTATTCCCACTTATCAATACAAATAACTTTTAATTCTCCACACTGTGCCTTTGCTACATTAATTGCTAATTCAAGCTTTTCGCCTTCGCTTAAACCATCTATTAAAGTTCCATTAATTCTTACTAAGCCATTTTCATCAACGCTTATTCCTTCTATTGGCATCTTAGCAGTTTTAAGTAGTTCTCCTGGTAGATTCCTAGCTTTATTAATTCTTTCTGTAAGTAATCCAGAATACTGTTCTTTAGGTGCTAGTTGGTTATCTCTAATTTCAGATATCCTATTCCATTCACGAAGATAAGAAACCATTTCTTGTACTTTGTTAGCTTCTTCTTGTAATGGTTCAACATCTATTTCCTCATGTTCCTCTAGGTATTTAGATGCCTTACCTATTCTTGTTTTTTCTTTTTCTATTAAAGCTTCAATCTTTTCATCAATAGCTTTTTTCTCTAAAGCTTCTTTTTCATCAAGTCCAAGAAGTTCCTGTTCCTTAGCTGCTATTTTATTTTCATTAATTCCTATAAGATCCTTTTGTTCTTCTGCTTGTGAAAGTATTTCTCTTTTCTTTAAGTCCTTCTTTTCAGCATATCTTTGAAGCAATTCATGATACTCTGCTTCTAACTCGTTATCTAGTTTAGATAATTCAATTTCTACCTTTTCATTAGCACTGCTAATGTACTCTTTAGCTTTCTCAATTCTGTTTTTAGATAAATCTATAATGTCCTTTATATCTTGCCTTTGCTCATTATATTTAAGCTTAATTTTGGACTTCTCCCCCTCTGCAGTTGCTTTTATGCTCTCAACTTTAGAGTTATAGTTTTCTTGAAGACTTTTAGCTTCTGATATCCATTTGTTTATATCTTGTGCTTCTTTTACCTTAGAGTAATACTCTTGAACATTTACATCTTTCCATTCTTCGCCATCATATTCAGGTGGTAAATCATCCACTATTGATTTAATCCTAGCTTCTAATTCCTTAATCTCTCTATTAACTTCTGCACGATCATTGTAATATTTAGTTTCTATAGCTTTTAAAATAATAAGTATGTGCTCTGTATAGTCTATATTGTCAGTGAGCTCACCAAACCAATTAATGATATCTTCTTTGCTCCAACCTATCTCTAACATGCTAAGAAGTGATTTAGTCTGCTCTTTCACTGAAAGATTTACCCAATCTAAAGGCCTAAATATATTTCCATTTACTAAATCCCTAAGAAACTTTTCTGTAGAAGGTACTCCTTCATCAGCCTTTCTTATTTTTAGATAATCTGCTTTATCACTTCTAATTCTTCTGTTTACCTCTAAACCATCATCAAGTTCTACATACAATGCTGCTTCATCAGTTCCATGTCTTACTACTTCTGTTCTTCTACTTTTGTTAGTGAAGGTCTTTTCTAGTGCTTCAATTACAGAAGTCTTTCCTTCTCCATTTGGTCCTCTAAGGATATTGATTTTAGCTGCTTTTATCTCTTGCTCTTCAATACCTAAAAAGTTCGCTATTCTCAGTAATGAAATTTGACTCATTCTTTACTTCCTCCCTCTTATTTAAGATTTAATTCGTTCCAGGTCCCACTCACCAAATACAGTTCTACCAAATCCGGAATAACCTTCCGTAGTTACATCTAACATGTATAATCCTGTTCGACCTTTGCGAATTATAACTCCTTCTATATTGGTTCCTTTAACCTTTACCAGTTCTCCTACATTCACATCTTCACCCCCTAGTAAATAATGCAAGCTATAGCTAGCAATGAACCAAATACAATAGATATTGCCAATAAACACCTTATGCTATATAACAATTCGTACTTAAATCTTTTATTACACCCCTTGCAGGTCTGACATCTTTTCATTACACATCCCCCATTATAATTATTGATTCAACTTTTAAAACTGTTCATTATACTCTCTGAAACTTGAATAGATTTTTGCGTTAAACATACTTTTAAGGTAATCAATTAATTCCTGTGCTTTTTCTTTAGTTCTAAAAGCAGCAACCCCTAAAGTAAATTTATTGTATTCAATAACAAAATTTCTACTACGTTTCTCTATCTCTTCTTGACTAAAACCTATTTTTGAAAGCTCTTCTTCTGTGACAATCATTGCATCTCTTGTATTGTCTTTGTATAAATGTTGATATACGTAATATTTCATGTTTCTCACCTACCTTTAAATTTCTTTACCCTCACACTGGAGCTGTTTGAATAATTTTCACGATATTATTTACTAAGACAATTAAGCCTTTCTTGATAAACTGTATGTCTTTTGCTTTTCATGATTTATGCCTGTATATATAAGTTTGTAATCATTAAATTCTATACGTCCAAATGCCATATCTCTAGCATCATATATAAAAGCAACACCAGGTTCCATTTTTCCTAATTTGCATCTCATAGAACCAAATTCAGTATTTAATCTAATTTCCATACTTTACTTACCTCTTTTCATTTTTTACCCTCCGTAGAGCCACTTTAATAAATTTTCAAATTTTGGTAATCTTTTAAAGTTCTCAGCATAGAATATATTGAGAAGGTCTATGCAAATTTTTTAAATTAAGTTTTTTATAAAAGGCATTACTGCCCTTTCATCTCTGTAGTGTATAAATTTTTAATTGATTCGATTTCATTAGGTTCAAGTTCTTGTAATAAAACATCTGCGATAAGTTCTGCTTGATGTTTAAGAAAATCTTCTTCACTAGTTGGGTAATGATGTACTATTGTATACTCCATTCTGTTCCCCTCGCATATTTTTACTATAATTAATATATTCATTAGCCTTACGTTGTGTTACCACTTCCAAAGTTCTTTATTAATAAGATCATTAGGTTCAACTTTTAGTGCTTTACACAACTTACAAGTTATAAATAAGCTTGGATTGATGTATTTACCACTTTCCATTTCACTCAAATACCCTCTTGCAACTCCACTTTCGTGACTTAACTGAGATATAGATAATCTCCTCTCTTTCCTAATCTCTTTTATCTTTAGTGATTCCATTTTCCCCACCTCTTTCAAGTTAAAGAATATTTAACTCTGTTTTAATTCCTAAAAACTACATAAACTAAATTAAATCGATTCAGTTTTCATTTTGATAACTTCATCGGTAAAAAAAATTTCTTCTGCAGTTATTCCTGGTACTTTAGTTTTTAAAAAATCTACAATAGTTATCATCTCGCTATGAGTAAATTCTTTTTTACCTATTTCTTTTTGATTGTAAGAAGTTAAGCACATTCCCAAGATTTCTGCCATTTCTGTTTGGCTTATATTTAATAGTTTTCTATATGCTTTTAAAGTGTTATTCAAATTGCCGCCTCCTTTCATTGTAGATAATTTTAGCTTTAGTTATCAAAGTGATTACTAACTATATTTATATATTAGTTCTCTTTTTGATAACTGTCAATACTATTTTATCATTTTCTTAAAAAAAATATTCATTTTGATAACAAATATTTTTAAAATGTTGCTATGTTGTATAATTATCGTAAGGAGGTTGTCGTTATGAAAACTACAGGTGAAAGAATAAGATATATAAGAAGTAACATCTTGGATAAAACAGGTAATGAGTTTGGAAAATTATTAAATGTAACTAAAGTAGCAGTTTCAAACTGGGAAAACAATAACAGAATGCCAGATGCTGAGATGTTAGTAAAAATAGCAGATCTAGGAGATGTTTCTGTTGATTGGCTTTTATGTAGAACTGATAATCCTTCTTCTAAAATACTAAGAACTAATTATAAAGGGGATGAATTTGAAGTTGAAATTGATAAGAATTATCCTCATGATTTAACCCCTGAGGACGTAGAATCCTTACTTGAACAATTAAGGAAAACTGGATTTGATATAGATACGTTAATTAAAAATACAAGAATTAAGTAATTATTATGGAGACCATAGCTTTTTATTAAAAGTTATGGTCTTTTTATACTTTATTTCTAACTTTAAAATTTTTTCTTATTTTTACACTATAACAATAATGTAAGCTTACATTGTTGTTATATACTGAAATATATGGCTGTTTTGTTTATATATGTAATAATGTTCTGTATACAGACAATTACATTTAATAGAGCTCTGTGTAATAATTTATGTAAGGTTATTCTATTATATTGAAAATTATTTATAATAAAGTTATAATAATAACAAACGTATGTTTGTAATATGGAAGGGGTTAATGTAATATGAGTATTAAATTGGGGGATTTTAATATCTTAGAAATGAAAGTTAATGGACAAGTTATTTATAATTGCAATGAAGAGAATAATATTCTAAAACCGACTAAGGAAAATATTACCCGTACCTTATCAGATGAAAATATAAGAGAACTAACAAAGTAATAATACAACAACTATAAACATACTAATAATTGAGGTGAGCTTATGATAGCAGCAATATATAGTAGAAAATCTAAGCAGACTGAAACAGGAGATTCTATAGAAAATCAAATAGAATTATGTAAAAACTATGCAAATACTTATCTTCTAAAAAATAATGAAGATGTTAGTTTTATCATTTATGAAGATGAAGGATTTAGTGGTAGCAATACCAATAGACCAAAATTCCAGCAACTATTAAAAGATGCTAAAGATAAAAAGTTTAATTGCTTAATTTGCTATAGACTTGATAGAATATCTCGTAATGTAGCTGATTTTTCATCTACTTTAGAATTACTTCAAAATAATAACATAGATTTTGTATCTATAAAGGAACAATTTGATACAAGTACTCCTATGGGAAGAGCTATGGTATATATATCTTCTGTTTTTGCACAATTAGAAAGAGAAACTATTGCAGAGAGAATTAAAGATAATATGTACCAACTAGCTAAAACTGGTCGTTGGCTTGGTGGACAAACTCCTCTTGGATTTAATTCAGAGAGAGTAAAATATTTTGATGAAGAAATGAATGAAAAAAGTATGAGTAAATTAACACAAGTACCTGAGGAATTGGAACTTGTAAAATCTATATATGATTTGTACTTGGATGAAATGTCTTTACATAAGGTACAGAAACATTGTCTAGCAAACCATGTTAAAGGTAAGAATGGCGGTCAACTAATGCAACGTAGTATAGATGATATACTTAGAAATCCAGCTTATGTTATAAGCAATGATGATGTATTTGAATATTTCAATAAACAGAATATAATTACTGTAGGTACTCCAAAAGGCCAGGGACTTCTAGTCTATGGCAAGCGAAATGTAAAAGGAAAACAATATGATAAGTCTGAATGGATAGTAGCTGTTTCAAATCATAAAGGTATTATTCCATCTAAGAAATGGCTAAGAGTACAAGAATTACTGGATAGAAATAAAAATAAGGCTTCTAAAAGGCTTGGAACTTCTAATGTAGCTTTATTAACTGGATTGCTAAAATGCTCTGAATGTGGTTCTTCCATGAGAATAACTTATAACAGACCTAATAAAGAAGGTGTGAGAGGTTATCACTATACATGTACTTTAAAATGTCATAGTGGTAAAACTAGATGTGCTAATCCTAATGCAAATGGATTAAAGATAGAGAAGGAAATTATAGCATCTATAAAAAGTACAACTAAGGAAGATATACTTAGAGAATTTAATAAAAAATATAAAAATAAACCTAAAGATGATGTTACATCTAACTATAAAGCAATAGAAAAGGAAATTAAAAACAAAACTGCTATGATGGATAATTTAGTTGACCAATTAGGAAATGCTACGGAATCTGCATCAACCTTTATTATGAAAAAAATAAATAAGCTTGGTGAAGAAATAGAAGTGCTTAATAAGGAACTTAATAAATCTCTTATAGTTAAAGATGAAACGGATAAAGAAAACGCAAATCTTGAATTAATTTTGCAATCGCTTGAAGAGTTTAAAAAAGTGTTTGATATGTTAGATCTATCTAAGAAAAAGAGTTTACTCAATAGGATGATAAAAGATATAATATATGATGGATATAAAAAAAAGATAGATATAAATTATTTAATTTAA